TAGACCGGCGTCAACTGCGCTCTGGTCCGAGTACAGCGTTTCGTCACGCATTGCAGCGCGCCAGTCTTCGAGCTTGCCGCCAGCGCGGCCGTGGTAAATGCCGGCGATATTGTCGCTGGCAATGTCGAGCCATTCGCCCATCTTGCGCATATCGGCCGCTGGCCCCATGCAAACGCCCTGAGCGTCGTGGATCATCATCTCGGAGTGCGGCGACATAAAGAGACGGCCCTCGGAGGCCGCCTGTGCAATGAAGCTCGCCGCGCTCGCAGCCATGCCGTCTACGAAGACAGTAACCACGCCGTCGAAGCGCGAGAGCGCGTTGTAGATCGCCAGGCCGTCTGAGACCTCTCCGCCGGGCGAGTTGATGCGCACCGTGAGGTTTTTGACGTCCAAGCTATTCAGCTCTGAGAGGAAGTCGTTAGCTGAGACGCCCCAAGAGCCGATATAGTCGTAGATCGCGACTTCGGCTTCCTGGTCGGCGACGTTCCGGAAGTTAAACCACGTGTGGTTCGCGTTCTCGACAGCGGGGAGCGTAATGCCCGTGAACGCCGTAAAGAATCCGGGCAGGTCACGAAACGGGCTGTGACTCATAAACCGCTGTAGCTTCATTCCGGCTGTCTCCTTAAATGCGCGTCAGACTCGAATAAGAGCTAATCTGCATAAGCAATTACACTAATTACAGGCAGCATAAAAGAAATCGGCTCGCCGTAGCAAGCCGAAATCAATTTATCTGCTGTTGGAGAGGGTTAGGCGTCTATCTGAGACTCGAATGGCAGGTTACGCGTCATTGCCTTGACACTGCCAGTCAAAAGCGACTGGAAACACTTGATGTGGTAGACGCCGATCTTAGTCGTCTTTGTCGAGCGACTGAAAGCCGCGTTGCGAAAGACCACGTCCACTCTCGGCTCATCGAGGTCGAGCGTGCGCCGACACGTCTCGGACGAGCAGCGTTGCGAGCGCTGGCCCTGTCTGAAATCGCTTGGACGTGTCTCTAGCACTCTTTTACCCCTTACCAGCGTGGAATCGCTTCCAGATCGCTTTGGTCACGCCTTTGGCTTAGCTGGTTCGGCCGCTGGCGCAGCGAGTGCTGGTGTCGGCTTCGGCGTATTGCTCATCGGCGGCAGTCCTACGAAGTCAAGCACGGCCGCAGGGTCGTATCCGGCGTCAGTCAGAATCTTGACTCTGTTGGCGTCACTGTCACGATCAAGCCGTTCGGCGTCTGAGTCGTTCGGATTCGGGTTAGAATACCCAAACTTGACACCTTTTCCCTCGTTTCCAAACAAGGGAAGCAGTTTGTAGTTAAGGGCGTTCTTGAGACGGTCGAGGCGCGTCTTCACAATCCAGCGGACGAAGACGTATTCGCCGGCAATCGCCGACGCTTTGTTAACGTCTTCGGTGTCGCCAAGCATTGACTTAGGATAGCCGAACGCTTGACGAATGAAATTGTGGTTGTTTTTGCGCCCTTCCTGAAATTCCATATCGTGCATCGTGTATTTGCGCTCGATCCACTGCGCGCGCTCGAGGACGGCGACTCTATGAGCATTGCCAGCGCCCTGGTGCTGTTCACGCCAGCGCTCGATAAACTCGTCATACTCCTCATCAGGCAAACGCTCGTCAAACATGATGACGCCGCCAGGCTCAGCGCTATTCTTAAAGAAGGCGTTGTTGTAAGCAGCAGCCGCTTTCTCGCCGTACACGTCGATCATCGCAGCCGCAACAGGGCCGATACCCCGATAGGGATCGAGAGGATTCGGCCGCTTGAGTTGAATGACCTCGTTGAGGCGCCAGGGAACGTACCCAAATGACGCGTCCCTGTACGCCCAACCGTCCAAGAACGTCTTTGCGTTAGGTACCGGCAGAATCTTGTCGGGACGAATCGGCCACAGCTCAAGTGGGCGTGTCATTTTCGGCGCTGCTTCGGGGTAACCGACAAACCAATCGGATTCGCCGCTGAGGTCGAAGTGCTGCATAACTGTCTCAACGAAGTCAGCGCGATTGTAGAACGGATTTGGATTGTTCCACAAGTCAAGAGCAATGTGCGACTTGAGAGGAGTTTCCTCTAGCTTGTCATCGCTCTTGTAAATGTTCCACTCGACGGCCGCAACTGCCTCTGAAATACGCGAGACAATCGCGAAAATGACGCCGACGCTGCCAAACGTGCGTAGATATGACTCGATATCGAGCGCATCGACGTTTGTAGGCGCTGCGATTCGACCACGGCTAGCTGTAGCGCCGGGCGCCGCGTTGTTGGGACGAAAGAGGTTAGCGAATCCGATGCCATTCATTACTTGTCTCTCTCCTGCTCTCGCCTGGCCTCAAGTACGAGACCAAGTGCAACTGACATAAAGGCCGCGAGCAGGAGCGCTATTGCAGGTCCAAACCATATGCAAGTAGCGCCAACTAAGCAACTAACACCAAAAAGCTCTAAACAAAGCGGTAAATACTCAATTTTCATGTGGTCAGCATGGTAACGCGGGCTTTCCCCCCGCGGTGCAGCATGCCGTCTGCGATAGCGTCGAGCCGTGCTTGATTAGCGAGACAAGCAGCCATTGCAAAGTCGATTTTAAGCGGCGAACCCTGGCGCTCTTTACGAATGATCCACATCTTCTTTCCCTGGTCGTCAAGGTGATTGATCTCTTGCTTAACAGCGTGGCCTATGTGAGCTGCAAAGTCCGGGTCCCCGTCGTGCGAAATATCGCCGTTCTCTTGAGCGTTCTTGTACGCCTGCAATGATTTGGCCATCTTAACGTATTCTGCCGTCGACCAAACCTTGACTTTATCGGCATAACGCCCACGCCAAGTCGATATCCAACCGTCCCACCAATAAGGGTCGGCGTACATCACCCATATCTTGTAAGTCTGGAACATGAATGTAACCATCGAATCAACGTCTTCGCCGGGCACAACCCAATCAACGCTCTTTGGCGGCTTCTCCCATTTGCCGAGCATGACTTGATGCCCAGTCGCGATCTCAGTCAGGCACAAGCCTGTCGAGTCTTCGCTTACTGAGCCGTCAAAACCCGCGACACAGGGCGCACCAGGCTTTATGGCGTAGTCGCCACGCTTCAAATTAGCCCAAGTAGTGCTGTTGAACGCTTGCGCACTCGTCTGCACTCTACGGTTGAGCCACACGCGCTCTAAGTAGGGGTGATCGGCCGTCGGGTCGTCAAACTGATCACATATGCCATCAACGTCCTTCCAGGCGGCCATAGGGCCGGCCGCTTCTATGACAGCAGCGCGCAGTCCTTCGCGCGTCGAGATGTCGTGCTCGTCTGACGCTTCCCTGTGGAAGTAAAAGAGCTTTGAGTCAGTACGCTTGCCATCTGCGACGTTTTTAGCGTATTCCATCGTATCTTCGGCAACAGAGCCCTCGCCAGGTGAATACGCCGTGGTAGTTTCGAGATCCCACGCGTCAGCTAAGAAGCGCTTAGGCAGGTTAGCAAGCATAGCCTTAGCAGCGTTCTTTAACTTCAACAATGTCCAGCGGTGAGTCTCGTCCTTATGTGAAAACGTAGTGCGCGCGCCGTCACGAGAGTCTGGTGCAGCAGCTAGTGGCATCGCTATAGCAACGGGGTTTCCCACGCGAATGATGCGCTCAGCGCCGATATCGAAGTCTTTTGCAACGCGCGAGTCACTGAGTATCGCTCTGAGTGCACCATATGCCAGGTCCTCTGTCTGCTCCTCTGTGTACGCGACTAGCGGTATGTAAGGGTCGCGCACTGACGAGCCCTCAGGCACGCCGTTACGCCACGCTATCGTCCTGACGGGCGCTTTGTGGTGCAGCTCGCAAGCCGCAATGATAGCTGCCAGCTCAGTCTTCGCGCTTCCCTTTTGCAATGACCACGCAACGCGCCGGAAACGCCTGCGCCCTGCTAGCTCATGGTCGTCTGGGTACACTTCGTAAGCTCGATAGACGAGCGCGCGCTTTTCAGGGTCGAAACGGTACGGCTCACCGTGCAAGTCGCCGGGCCCGAAGATTAGGTTATCTTCGGCCCACTCACAGATAGCCGGGCCGAGTGTCGGCCATTCGTCGCCTTCGCGCTCAAGCTCGGGGACAATCAGCGTGCTCATCGGCGAAAGTGCCGTTGCTTGCCGCACTTGAAGCACTCAACAATCCAAATGCGGTCCCAGCGATCTGGGTGCAAGTGCGGCTCTGACCATTCGTGACGTTCGCACTGCGGGGTTGGTGCGTTCATCCAAGCAGTCCTCGACGCGGGTCCGGCCCGCTGATAGAGACAACGTTACTCGGCGCGTCCTCATCGTGCTTCTTCGGCGGCTTAGGCACGTTGTCAACGATCCATTCAAGACGACGCCGGTCTAGCGGCGTAAGTCCGAAGGGCTGCTGTGCCTTATCGATCTCTTTACTCAGCTCGACGTTCGGCCGCTGCCAAAACTCCTGTATCAGCAGCAAGAGCCGGTAAAGCGAGTGCTTGTCTGCGTCGAGAAACTGAGACGCCATCGGCGACGCCCACACGTCATGCCACCACGCTACAGCTAGCGGGTGCCAATCTTCGTTGTCAAGCGTGCCCATATCTGGCACGTTAGAGTAGTCGGGCTCCTCGTCAACAGAGAGCGCGGCGAAAGTAGCGCTCTTATTCGTGCGCTGTCTCGTGCGAGGGTCCTTAGGGGCAGGGCCGCGTGCCATTTAGCCGTCCTTTTGTGTACTGCTAACGCGCGTAAACAAATACACTGATTAGCAGATCGACTATAACGCAGCTCTCGCGCACAAAGCAAGAGGGCCAGCACCGAAGCGCTGGCCCTCTGAGGCGCGAACGTGGTTTATTCCAGTCGATCTGAGCTACGGGCTGCACCGCCGGTGGCGCGGCGAGCGTTAAGCCGGCGTCGGCTCTGTGCCGGGTTCGACGGCCGGGTCGATGATCGCTGCGGCCGATCTGAGGCCGGAGACGAGCGAGTCCAGGCGGCTCTGTACTTCCGTCGTCTGTTCCGGCGTCAGGCCGGAGGCGAGCTGGTCCTTGAGGCTCTGGATCTCGGTGACGGCGTTGTTGAGGTCGTTAGCGATGTCACTCAATTCTGTTCCGGCCTCATCGAGAGAGGCGGCGAGGTTGTCGAATTGCTCTGTCAATTTCGTCTCCATACGAGCTAGTCGATCTTGGATTTGGCGCAGCACCTGCATTACCTCTCGGCTGTTGCTGGGTACTGCATCGAAGTGGTGATATACGTGTATGTCCGTTACATTCGCCCTCCCTTTACGTGCTCGTCTGTGAACGGCTCAGCGAGTGTATAACAGCGCACTCGCGAGAGTCAATCTAGGCAACTACTAAGTAATTCTTACTAGTTGCTCCCTCACTGCGCAGGGCTTGCGCGCATTCAGCGCCTCTCGACTCTCAGGCATGACTTAACTCCGAAACCCGTAGGCAGTAAAACGCGTG